CATCACTTCAATTCTTGCTTTGAAATCTGATTCACCATATTTTATTCCGTCTTCTGTATACAAATAGGCTGCGAGTTCTTGTAAGTTTGAAACTCTATATGATTCCTCTTTGTTGAGGAATGTGTCAATGTCCACGAATTGACCAAATGAAATCTTTGTTACATCAACAAAATTATATTTGACACCAAACAGTTCAATGCTCTTGAATAAGGTCTTCTGATCCTGATTCATGAACTTGTATAACTCATTACCAACTCGTCTGATTGTTGATGCATCTTCTTCCATGATCTGAGATTCTTTGATCCCTGTTACTTTGGAAATCATTCTCACATACATCTCTTGTTCATCCAAGATGTCTTTGAGTTTCATGATGTCCATCCACATGCTAATTGTTGGCTCTTTTACCTCATATTTTGTTCCATTGTAATCAATGAATTTGGTCATACTCATAAATATTGTTTTTAGTATACATATACTCCTGTGTCTCTCGCCACCTTCATCTCAAGGACATAACGAATGCCATCGAGCAAGTGGTTTGAATCATCCACTGGTTCATCAAGATTATTATTGTTCTTGTCAATCTTCCAAACATATTGTTGAAGTTCAGTTTGCAGATTGATTGAATCTTTGTGTATGAAGAATTTTGATCTCTTGATTAGATCTATTCCATGTAGGATTGAATTCTTCTTAACTGGCTTTGCATTGATCCCTTCCCTTTTTAATTCTGCTATTGCCTGTGGGTTTGCTGAGTCACAAATAAAATCATCATAAAGACTCACACCAAGATCCTTGATCTTATAAACAAGATCGGGGATTGTTACATTTTTGAGGTATAACATTTCCTCACAATAGATTGAATCACCAAGTTTGTGGACTCTTACCAGTGCTGAAGGATGTGAGTAACCCCAATCAAGCCCGAAACCTAATAGTTTTGCTTCCTTTGGTAATTCCTCATATGTTTCTTGATGATTGAATACAACTCTTGTTGGAACACCTTTCTGTCCAAGACCAAATACTCTCCATAAGTTTTGATCTCTTTCTCTTAGTTTCTCGATCTCATCAATTTGTTGTTGTGGTAAGAATGGATTGTCTTTGTAAGTAACGATTCTATAGAATGTGTCCTCTTGTTTTTCCATGTCATATAGGTAAGAATTCCATAACGATGGATTGAAGTCAAGGATCATTCTCTCTGATGTTCTTAGTGAAAGTTGTACATACTCATCATAGGTAATCTCTGTTGCTTCATTGACAAAACAAACATCTCTTTTTCTACCTCTTATTTTTTCTTCTGAATCCAGTGAGAACCATTCAATGATGTTTGTTCCAAGTTGGTAATAACCATCCACAGAATGCCAGTCTTCTTCTTTGTAGATCTCAAGCATCAATAAAATTTCTTTGAGATCACGAAGGACCGAACCCTTAAGAGCGGGGAGAGTTTTTCTTACAATGGAATAAGTTTTATTCTCTTGGTTTAGAACATCAATCACCATCCATAGAATAATATTCCATGTCTTCCCCGCTCTCGAGGATCCCTGAAAAATGTAGTTTCTATAATTTGTGTTTAATAGATCCTCAAATACTTGTGTTGTTTTGACTCTCAAGTTCTTTCTTTTCTTGTGCTTCTTTTAGGAGTCTATTAAACTCTTCTGTTATTCTTTTTGCTTCGTGTTTTTTGTAATTGTTCCTTGCAACTATTCTGCGGTTATGGGCTTTTTTTCCGCCTCGTTTTCTTGATTCTGGCATGTGTCTAATTTTCTTTTGTATTTTGACAGTTTAAGATGTTTCTCTTCCTCGTAAACAGCATTGATGTACTTGGAAATGTTTGCAATCTTTCTCCCCATTTCTCTGTGGTTATATTGTTCGAGTGGGAAGAAATTAAATTCGATTTCATAGAAACAATAAAAGTTCCAATCGTATGACTCTTTGATTTGTGGGTCCATAATGAATTTAAGACTCATTCCTTCCGCTTTTAATGCGTTCGTGACAGAATACCTCATTCGTTGGAGAAAGCGTCTTAAATCGACTCTATGACCTTCCTCGTTTGATTCCATAAATCCTTTGACATCGAACCATACTGACTTAATGTCATATTTGCTTACAGATCCTGAATCTATTTGGAATTTGTCATACTGTGGTGCTTTGAAAAAGTAGGACTTTTTACTCTTGGTCATTTTGTTCTTTTGATTTGATTATTTCAATTTCGATTTTCTTATTTGAATCTATTTTCTCTCCACCTGATGTTATGTCAACTTTCTTCTCAACATTCCATTGATCTTTGAATTTGTTTCTCATGATCAAACTCCATAAGTTGGAATTTACATCTTTTGACTTTCCTTCTTTGAATCCTTTTCTTGGAATTGAAGCCCACCAAGTATGACTTAAATGTCTCATTTCATTGATGGTATTTGAAAAATGATCATTTTCTTCTACCCATTGGTAAAATAACTGAGACCCTATACCCAAGTACACTATTGCATCAATGTCAAACATTCCTTCTCTACCCATCTCGATCAGTTTTGTTTCCCAATTTGCTGGTAGATCATTCAGGGTTTTTCTCGGTCTCCCCTTTGGTCTTTTGCCACTGCTCATATTGTTCATATTGTTTTAGTAAGTGATCCATTCTCTGTTTCACTCTGATCCAACAGTCCATACAGTTGACAGTTAGTTGTTCAGGGAAATGTTGATTATGGAAATTTATTACCCATTTCTTTTCTGTAAGAATATGTGAGTTATGTGAAAAGAATCTTTCCACTCTTTGTTTTTCTTCTTCTGAAAAGTTTGGTTTGATTGGTTCTTTAAGTTGTACTGAACCATCGGCTTGATTTACAATCACAGGTTGAGATTGTTCTTTATTTTTATTTTTACAATTACATCCCATTGGTCTTATAGAAATCTTCTCTCAGATTTTTTAATATTCTTCTGTATTTGTTTATGTCCCTTGAGACAGAGTTAAGTGGTATTGTGGTTCGCTTTGCGAGTTTGCTTACGGAACACCCCTCATTCATAAATAGTTCAAAGAGTCTTGCGTAATACCAAAGGTCCCCCTTCTTATGAAATGTAATAATCTTATTCACCCAATTCAAGTCAATCGGATCTTCTTCATAATCTACTTGAACTGCATTGTGATCTTGCAGTTCTGAGAATTTGTATTTGTTGTATTGATGGAAGTAATGACTGGTCTTTGAATGAAAATTATTTCTAACAATACGAGCAAAAAAGAACAGTCTCTCTTTGTCACCAAGAATGGGAGCGGACTGGTTTAGAAGAAACTGTTCAAGGCATGAGTGCAAAAGATCATCGACATCTTTTATTTTGGAAATCTTTTCACAAATCGTTCTGAGTTCAGAATAATTATTCTGAATCCATTGGTTCATGTTTTGGGGTGTTTTTTCCCCTGAAGAGGATTCTATTGTAGAACTCATTTTCTTCGGTCCAATGATTGTTTATTTTCTGCAAGTGACCTCTTTTAACCAAAAGGATTACATGATCTCTGACTGAATATGGTGAAACATTTATGTCCTTTGAGATCTCAGCGTTTGTTATGGTTGAAAACCCTTTTGAATTTTTGTCAATGTCCTCACAGATGATGTCATAAATTTTTTTATGAATTGGATTCATGGTTTGTCTTTTTATAAATATTAGGTACAGGATGGTATAGAGTAAATAAAAACCCCAAACAATTTGTTTGGGGCTGTATATGGAAAACATCAAAATGGGATTACTTATAAATATTCTGATGGGATTGAACCAATCGATTATATTGGTAATCTTCAGTTAAAAAATCAATTACCTCTTGTTGCGTCAAATGAAGGACTTTTGAGAGTGCATCAAAATCTACACCAAGACTGATTAGGATCATCGTACGCATCATCTTGGTCGTGTTGGATGTTTGATCTACTTTGTTTGTCTGTGTTGTATTCATGTTTATTCGTTTTAGAATGCAAACTTACTAAATGGTTTTGAATCTTCCAAATTTTAATTCAAGTCCATTCATTGTTCTTGTGATGATGTCACATCTTTCATATTCTTCATCTTCTCTTGCTTTTCTCAGTTGATCATCCAATATTCCAATGTATAGATGAATAAGTCTTGGATCAACATCCAAATTGGATCAACATCCAAATTGGATTTATAATACTGAAGAACAATGTCAACAATCTCTTCTTTTTCTTCTTCCTTGAGGGTAAAATATTTGCTTACAGGAATGTCATACTTTTCTGACAAAAGATCTCTGAAACGATCAATCTCTTGGGAATCCTTTGCTCTCCTCATCTGGTTTTAGATTTAAGGTTTTAGCAAGAGCAACTTTTAGTTGCCACTTGTTATATTCCAAATATAGTTCGTTGAGTTGTCCCCTCTCAGTACTCGTCATTGTTGAATCATTACCCTTATTCCAATCTGTATTGAATAGAATGTGGAATCTCTCTGGTATATTCTCATTCATAGTAATAAATTTTAAAAAATTTTTTGAAATGTTCTCTCGGTAATAACAATCCTTTTGTATTGGATCCAGGATCGCCAGCATTTTCCATCAAATCGAATGGTTGTGTGTGAATAATTTCCTTGAGTATTTTTGTTTCAATCATCCAAATCTGATCCATTCTTTTTAGGAAATGGACCCACCAGTCTGCTTTAGTTGTTATAATACCACTATACTTTCCCCAACTTTCACATTCGATGAATAGTGTTCCAAATCCATCTGGTTCGATTACTGTATTTCTAAAATAGATTGGGTAGTCAAGTGAATATTCATCTGATTTGACTTCAAATGTCTGTATACCATAATCAAATTCAACAGTCAAATCTTTTTCTTTCGTTGAACTATGTTTGTAAGAAAGAATTTTTTTGTTCTTAGATTTTAGAAATTGAATGAATTTTTTTTCAAGCCTAATACCCTCGGCTAAATCAACATCAAAATTATAATTACCCATTTGATCTTTTTAATAACAATAGTTTTATTCTCGTTGCATTAAAGTATAGAAGTATTTTTTCTGTATAAATATTCCTCCGCTAATTTCTGTGCTTCGAAAGAAAAACAATCTAATTCCATTTCCTTCTCCTTCTCCTTCTCCTTCTCCTTCTCCTTCTCCTTCTCCTTCTCCTTCTCTTTAAGGTTTTTTGGGTTCTCTTGGGTTTCTATTGAACCATTTGGGTTATTTGGGTTATTCTCGGTTTTAGGTCTACCACCTTTTTTCCCATTCGCTTTGTTGGCTTCGCATTTTCTCTGAAAACTGTCAAACAATGATTCGAGGTTGGGTTCTAATCCCATCCAAATACCAATCAATAATGGATCATTAAATTCTACTGGTTCATTACATCTCCAACGATTGATCGCTTTGAACAATTTACCAGTTTGTTCATCAGTAAGTTTGTCGGTAATGTTCCATACTGATTCGTAGATCAGAACATTACTCATTTTAATTTCTTTCATAATTTAAATAGGAAACCCCTGTCTTTCATCACTTGGTCTTCACTTCAAGGATTACTCGACAAGGGTTTCAATAATTTCTTAATGTCCTTATTGTGAAGACGGACTTAAATAAATATAGACAAATCGAAAAAACTTTTCAAGCCTCAGGAAGTATTTATGAATATGGAAGGAAAAATTTGTAACATCTGCAGAGAATTCAAAACAATTGAATCGTTCTCAATCAATAAAAATACCAAAGATGGTAGATCGTATAAATGTAAGAGTTGTCAGAATGAATACAACAGGAAAAGCACTGCACTATACCGAGAAAGAAAGAGAAACAAGGAAAGAGAATGGAGACAAAGGAAAGCAAAAGAAGATGCTATTGTAAGTCATATTGGATTCAAATCATTCGACTTTGCCAGAGACCATTCTAATACCCTTAAATTCCTTCGAAATATGGGCTATGACATGAACAAGGACATACACGAACAGTTCCTCCAGAGGGTTCTAATTGCGTTTGGCAAGGTATTACCACCAAAGGACAAACCAAAGGACAGGATCTCCAAGTATTACGAATAAAAAAAGGTCCCATTTCTGGGACCTCGTATGACAAAACGAAACAACAAAGACTAAGAGATGAAACCAAGTGTCAATGCTTCAGAAATCTCAGGATTGCTACTGTCGTACTTCAGAAATACATTGTACTTTTTGGAGATTGGATTACCGTAACCGTTTTTCGCTTCAGCGGCTATTTCAACCACTATGTATTCAACGCCATCATCTGATTTGTAATAGATCACAGAATTGTCATTGGTTGGTAAAGGTTTAAATGAATAACGATCTTTCATTTGAAACTTTAGTTCCAACACTGCAATCATTACCGAATACTCAATGAGATCATAAGATTTTTTTCCAAACAGAGAATCGAGTTTGGTTATACCCAATACTTTAACAGGGAAATTGACCCATTGATCCATACCATCCCTAACCTTGAAAACCATGTCCTTCTTTAATGTCTTTGAAGCAGGTTTGGAAACTGTATTGACAGGAGTTTTATTGACAACCTGTTTAACTTGACCATAAGAAGAAAGACCTGCAATTAAGGAGATTGCGACCATAACGATTGTTGATTTCATATACTTGTTGTTCAGAACTCCTGTCCCCGAGTTTGTTGTTAAGATTTTACGAAGGTAAGAGATTAGTTCGATTCCACCAAAATTGGTTTACTGTCTTCCAAAATTGATTTGGTCAAACTTTTATTCGTGTCCATGTTTTTTTTGAAATAGTGACTTGCGAAAGAAAGTTCTAAATCATTTGTAATCCAAAGTTGGGTACTCAATACATCATCATCACGGTAGATTGACATTGAAAAATTTCCACATCCACTTTTTTTACAAGAACAAGGAGAAACTACTGTATAGTAACCCGTTTCTTGATTGACAATAAAACGATTGTTGTCGTTTAGTAGATCGTATATTTTTTTGCTACTCATAAACTAAGTTGTTCAGAACTCCTGTCCCCGAGTTTGTTGTTTGATTGTAATTTATTTTTCGGAGTAATAATCTTCAGTAGTGAATCCCGCCATCATGGCAACACCAACGAGTGAATAATAGGTCTTGTCATCACCAATCCAATCAACGAAACCTAATTCTTTCTTACCGAAGTCCAAGAATACGGTTGAGATTTCATTCTTGAATGGTAAATACCATGTAACCATGTCATCTGTTTGCCCATCGATTTGTTGTCCTGTAAATGCGGAGATCCTTGAGATCATCCAAATGTCCAATTTGTTTTTCATGTTTATTTGTTTAATAAATTTCAACAAAGGTAGATGTTTTCTCTTTATTAGCAAAAAGTTTTTTTGAATACCTTGATGGGTTCAATGAAATGTTTTTGATGAACTCATCTTCATTTACGATCCAACAAACAATTTTCTTACTTGTATTCTTCTTAAAAGAAATTAAAAGCATCCTGTTTGTAAAGTGTGAATTTTCTGGTATTTCTGTAATACCATAAATTCTGATCTTGTCACCTTTCACTAAAGATCCGTTGCGTCTTTCATCGATTATTGGACACATATACCTTTTGATTGTGTCAATTATAATACCTGTTCCTAATAGTTGTTTCATGTTGTTTATTTTTTACGAAGGTAAGGTGTTATTCTGATTCTAAGATCAAATCTTGAATTTTTATTTTCACAACAGATTCCATTATTGAGGTGTAAAAACTTGCTTCATTAGAATTCAAACCATGAAGGAATGGTTTTATACCATAGTGTTCATTACATGAATCATATTGATCAAATATTTTTTCTACAATTTCATCCATACAATCTTCTGTAATGGAATCACCATAATCATTACATAATGATTCTGTGATCAAAACGATGTCTTCGAGTGAGAGATGTTTAATGTTCATAGTTGTTATGTTTTGTTTTACAAAGGTAATGGATTCAAAATTACCAGCAAAAAAAAAGATCTGATTTCTCAGATCTTAAAAGACATCTATGTCAAGACAATGTTTTCCTATGAGGACCATCTCTTTTCCAAGAGGTGTGTCAACTTCCATTATTTTGGGATCAATAAAGATTCCAACATATACATTGATCGGGTCAATACCAAAACCATTTTTCTCACCATTCAAAATGAACTCTTGAAAGTCATCTTTTCTTCTTGCAACACCATACAGTTGGATGTCCCATATAACATATGATTCCTGTTGATTTGGGAATACAAATGTCAACACACATTGGTAGTTTCTATTTTCCATATTTCTCATCAATGTATTTTTTCATCGTTTTCATTCTCTCTTGAATCTCTTTGGTTGGTCCTTGTTGACAGAATGCAACAAGAACATCTGTAACCAAACAAATGTCAAATAGATCAGGACATCTGTTACAATCGGCAAACCATTGTCTTGCAAGGTGTGATTGATTCTGCCATACAATTTGTTCTTCTTTTTGTCTCATGATTTTAGTTTTGTGCAAAATTAGGGTTTATTTCCAACATTTCCTCATAGGCATGTTGTTCATTATTTCTTTTCTCAAGCCATATTTCATATTCCTGATCCAAGAAATCAAGATCATCAGGAAACATAAGTGTTTCCATCTCTTCCAAAAATCGTTTTGTCATGCTCATATTTAATCTTTTTAATAGAAAAAATATAGGGTATAGGGGGGTATAAGTCAAGTAATGAGCAAAAAAAACCACTTGGAAGATCATAACCAAGTGGTGATTTTTTCTATGGAAAATATAAAATGACAGGGGGTAAAAATGTCACTTCCTTAAAATAATAACTCAACCCCGACAAAACTCAAGCACAACAAATAGAAATATTTTAGAACTCTACTGGTTCTTCAATAAGATCATCATACAAATATTCTTTGATCTTAACAATGTGACCATCCATGAATGAAACATCATGTACCATTCCTGTCTCTTCATCGATCTCATGAATGATGTCTTTGAAATCCTGTAATAGAATTGAAGCCTCATCAACCATTTCTTGTGTTGCAGATTCTGTTTCAATGGATTCTTTTTCCATCTCAAATATTGTGTCGGCAATTAGTGCCGCAGATCTAACCATTCCAATGGTGTCATCTTCGAGTGGCATCTCAACAAAGTGTTTGAATAGTTCCTGTGCACCAGGACATATGTCAAAATGTTTTGGTTTGAAACCATAGATGTCCATTACTTCAGCAAGAACCACTGCTACATTCGGAGACACAGATTTGGTTGCACATCTTGCATAGGCTTCTTGGTAAGAAAGACCTCTTGCTTTTTCTTTTGTAATACACATACCAAGAACTGAATCTTTTGGTATGTCACCAAACTCTTCAATCTTTGCCCAATACTTGTAATAAGCGTTAAATGCATTTAAACAATCCGCCATCCTCTCTTTAAGATTTGGTGATTGTGATTTCATCTTTGCATTTCTTGAACATCTTGTCAAATAGGCTCCTCTATTCTCATTCTTTCTTGGTGTTAAAACGAATTTTTCTTCCGATTCTGACATCTTCTGTCTCAGTTGGGAGTAACATATACCCAAGGCTTGATTTTGGTCGTATTCGTCAATTATGGACCTTACACAACGAGGAATAAAATCCTTCTCTGATTCTCCTTCTTTAGGTTTTGGGATTGGCATGATTATAAGTTTGCTTTCAGTCTTTTATTTTCGGCGTGCAATTCATCGATTTTCTTCTCCAATTCTTGGATCTTTAGGTTCAGACCATGAATTTCATCCTTCAAATCATCGATTATGGTCTTATAAAGATTTACAGAAAGTTCCAAATTTCTTAGAACAGCATTGTCTGTGTCTGCTTGTTGTCTTCTTTTTCCAACCCACCATCCTGCAATACCTGTAATTGCATTGGAAATTATTAGAAGTTGCTCTTGATTCATGGTTTTTTTCTATTGATCAATTTCAAACCTTTATTCCAAGATGTTTGTCCTAAATGTGATTCCGACATTTTTTTTCTGGTTTCTATTGTATGACTTGAACCTTTTCTGCTCGGAGGCTTACAACCTAATCGTTTGGAAATAAGACTCATTTGTTGTTTCTTTTCATCACTAACTTTTATTCCTTTGTTCCAAGCGATTCTACCAAAATTGTCACCTCCATCAGTTAAATTAGCCAGTGAACCAGTTCCATTATTTATTCTACCATAGTAAGAAATAAATTCTTTCTCTTTTTCTATTGCTTGTTCTTTAGTCAAGTCCGAGAAGAGTATTTCGATTTTTATTTCCGACTTAGAATATATGTCATTCCAAATCTTGTTTCTATAACTTTTTCTGAAAGCCCGATCTTTAGATGTTCCTACACCAATATAGAATGGTTCATTCGTGTCTAATCTTATATGTCTGTAAACTATTGCCATCTCGCAAATATACAAAATAAATTAGCATCCATAAATACAAGCGTACTCAGGTCCTGCGTAATAACTCATACCAGGAAAGTTGAATCTGTTTATGTCCATAACTCCACCAGTCTCAGGAATATGAAGAGCAGAGAAATATTGTTTTCCTAAATGTGGTCTAATACCATCGTTACTTGACCACTGCCAAACAAGTGGGTATAGATTTGAGTTCCATACGATCTGTTCAATAAGTCTTGCTTCAAAAAATTGTGATCTGTCATCTGCTCTTTTCTGCATGTAATCCATCTCCTTCATTGTGACAGTATTCTCTGCACCTGTAACAATACCGTTGTTTT